TGAAGCTCTCGAATTTTATTATCTGCTACAGCTTCAACGGGTACCGCGTCGTGTTCGCCCATCCCTCGACAACCATGACAGAGGCGGATGCTTGCTACCTCTCCTTAATTCACTCTGGCAGCAATCTTGGTTCAGGTCCGCCATGCGGCGGAACAATCAGAGCGATGCGAGATTTCGTGAGATTAAGCGGCATCACCGAAGTTACTTGGCACCGATCTTTGTAGATTTTGGCTATCGCGAAAGGCCCCACGTAATCCTAGGCCCGAAATAGGTGTGAGGGTCTTTCCCCTCCTGTCCGCCGAAGACCTTCTCTGCGTCGACGCCCCTTTGCATCGATCTCGCAGTCCAGTCTCGCGCCACCCTGGAGCATGTACGGCCAGGGTTCGCGGGCTGCCGGTGTTTTCTCGTAGCACTGCACTTGCCGGCTTATCAGTGTCCAGGCCTTCCCAAGGGCTGCCCTGGCTGCAGTGGATCGATTTCTTCAGGCAATAAAAAACCCGGCTCGGTGGCCGGGTTTTCTTTGTGTCGGTAGTGATAATTGCCGAAGGCAAAATGCTAACTATGGCGAAATGATGCCTCCAGCCGTGCGGGAAGTCAAGCGTCACAACCCGGTGATGAGCAACTGGATATCTATCCGACCATTGCAACCTGACGCATCCAAAACAAATCCGGTATTTGTCACATCCGATATAGGGAGAGGCAGTGACCCAATAAACTGGAAGCTCAGCACTTCATTAGGAAACGCTACGGCGAACCTTAATGGAAATTTTTTCCCTACCATAATCGTAGAAAACCAGAATTTCTGAACCATGATCCCATTGGAATACCGGTTATAAAGCACCGATTTCATTTCGGTACTTAAGGCCGGAGGTGATGATGACTCCGCCAAAACAACCTTTAAGCTTCCGACATTGAACTCCTTCAAGCGCTTGAAAAACTCGCCAAAAAACGTACCGCTCCTCCCTCTGTTCCAATAGATTGCAAGCGATGCGGCCGCCAAAGATACGGGCCATACAACTGCGTCAATAATCTTCGCTGAAAACTCAAGCACATCCACTATGCCGCTTCCTTCATTTGATAAATGATTGCCGCAATCGGGCTCAGCGCCATCCTATCAAGATCCTCGCAGCACTCGAACACTCTTTGAATGCTGGGCTCCCAATCTCTAGCCCAGGCGCAAGATTCAAGACGCACTTCGAACACCTGCCAAAGCCAGGCGCGAAACTTCTCGGCGTTACTCAATGGGTCTTCGTTGGATGACTGCCCGCCCTGGTGCATGTGGCGGTACCGGCGCATCACACCCTTCACGACGAATTCCAGTTTCTCGCGCTTGGCGGCCGTCATCCTTGCAGACCGGCTCTGCACCATCAGAAAAACAACCTCCTCTGCCGCCTCGCGCACATCGTCGTCCTGGTCCGCGGCGTACATGTAGTCACCGAAGACGCGCACCTGTGGGTGCAGCCGAGCGATAGCTGACTGGATGTGCCCGGCCAGCGCTCCGTGGATTGCGTGATTCGCCGTTGGCCCTCTCTCGGTGCTCTGCACCACGACGCCGAGCTCAACCACATCCGAAGACTGACCAGGCGCGGGGTTGTAGTTGCAGTCGTGCCAAGCCTGGCGCGCGGAATGGATTTTCATGCTGCTCTCCCCTTCAGCTCTCTTGTTTTTGCCCGGTAGTCGGCGGTCATCGCCTTCAGCTCTTCGATGGTGTACTTCTTCGGCTCATGCGGACCTTCCAGCCAGTCGACCGCCTCGGCGCCGATCCGCTTCACCAGCGCGATGCGGTAATTGACGATGTTCCCGGACAGCTGGGTGTTGCACGGTGAGCACTGGCGGTGGCAGTTCAGCGGTTCGAAGCGAAGCGCAGGGTTACTGCCAACAGTGCGGTAATGCCCTGCGTCGTATTTGCCCTGGTGGTGGCGGCCGCAACTGATGCAAGGCAGCTCGGCATCCCGCTCTCGCACCCACGCGTTGAACGCCGTCTGCGTGTCCTTGAGATGCTCGGCCCGGCTCTTCAGCCTCTCCTTGCGGACCTTGATCTCTTTGCGCTCGATCTGGGCCAGCGACTTGCGCGCCTTCTCCCGGTTCTTCGGTGCGTCAATAATTGCGCAGGCCGGGCCGCACACTGCCTGACCGAGGCGCGCCGGGACGAATGAGGCCCTGCACTCTGCAACACGGCATTTTTTCGGGCGGGGTTGTTTTGCTGGAAGGCTCATGCAACCACCTCCCGCGACTTCTGCTGCGCTGGGGCAAAGTCGCCGAGCAGGGGCATTAAATGGCTAGGCTGGACGAGAGCTTGGCTTGCGACCCTCGTAATCTCTCTGCTAAGCCGGCACTGATAAGCCCCGATGACGTCATCGCCTTCCACAAGCCAACAGTCGCCCGGAGAAATTGTCAGAACACCATCTGCCATTAGCACGGTGTCACCACCTGCGAGGAATTGCTTGAGCTCACATACCTTCCCAAGGTTCTCTGTGAACATGTTGCAGCCAACGATGACTGCCAGATCACCCGGCTTGAATTGATGACTCATGCGGCCTCCTTGCTGAGCAGATCGGTGAACACCACGCCTTGGCCGGTGAAGAACGCGGCGATGCGGTCGGTGTACTGGACGCCCTGGGCGCGATTAAACAGGCTGGTCACTGGGAAGCCGTCAGGGCCGAACAGCTTGCACTCCCCCATCATGGCGAGCTTCTCCTCGTAGGGCAGATGGCGCATGACCCGGTACCAAGCAGCCTGAAATCCTGAATCCTCGTTCAGCAGGATCTGCACACCGAAGTGCAGCTTGCAGTAGCGCCGAGCGTCCGCCGCATCGCCGATCTGGGTCATCTCAGCGATGCGCTTGTACATTCCAAACCACAGAGAGTTCTGGTCAAGCGTGCGGTCCTTGCCCGGGCGCAGGGAGACCACGACGAACTTCTTGTCACGGTACATGGTGGTAAGACTGGTAATCGCCTCGGAAAGCTTGGCCTGGCTGTTAACGCTAATCTTATCGGTCATGATCAAAACCCCTCCTTGCCGCGCTGAGATTCCCATTCGAACGGAATGACGATCACCCCGCCCTCCCGCAGACGATCCGCACACCGCTCGCCGATCGCGGCCGGCAATGCCTTTGCATCCAGGTTGGAAACGATCACCGTCGGGCGCTGTTCCTCGTACCGGCCGTTGATGATTGCGAACAGCGTGGTCAGCTCGAAGTCGCTGGGCTTTTCCTTGCTGACGCCGATCTCATCGAGGATCAGCAGTGATGGGCTGATTAGGCTCGACAAGATCTGGCTTTCACTATGTTCGCTGGTCCGGTCGTAGGTGGCTCGGATTGCTTGCAAGACCGAGCCGACAGTTCGGTACACGGCAGTAGCGCTCGACCGGGCCATGATCTCGTTCGCGATCGCCACGGAGAGGTGCGTTTTGCCAGTGCCAGGCTTGCCCAGCAGCAACAGGCAGCGGCCCGACTCGGCGATCTGCAAGAACTCGGCGGCGTACCGGCGGCAGGTGTTCAGCGCCTTGTGCTGCTCGGCGTTGGTAGCAACAAAGCCATCGAAGGTTTTGCCGGCGAAGCGCTTCGGGATCAGCGCCGAGCCCAGCTTCTCGGCCATCCTCATACGGATCAACAGCGCGTCCTGGGATTGCTTGCGTGCGGCTTCCTCTTCGTGGTGAATGCGGCTGCACTCAGGACAGCCGGTCTTGAACTCTTTGCCGAAGATCACGTTCACGGTTTGCGGGAACTGGCCATGGTCCTCGCAGACGCCGGTGATCTTTTGCGGATCAGCGAGACTGGTCGGCATGGTGATTACTTTTTCAGAACGCATAGGTGCCATCCTCCCGAGCGATCAAGCCGGCGGTGTAATCGCGATCAGCGAAGCCGGTGTGGCGGGATTGGGTTTCGCGTTTCGGGAACTGACGGACATTGCTCGCCCGGCTCTTGTCGTCCTTGACCCACTTCACCAGCAGCGAAACCCACTTGGATTGAATTTGCAGAATGCCCGTCGTTTCGTGGTGAGCGGTAAACGGGGCGACAGCCTCCTTGGTGAACAGATCAGTCGAGACGCCGAAGTGGACGCAATAGGTCTTCAGGAGGTTTTCGTCAGGCATCCAGTCCAAGGTCATCTCCACTGGAGCCTTTGGGTCGACAGGATCCGGGGCTGCTTCGAGATCAAGTTCTGGCTGAGGTTCTTCGCCCGCGTTGTGAGAGTGGTGTTGATCTTCTCCATTCCCTTCTACATCTACATCTACATCCCTTACGGGGTCTACTGGTGGTCGATCGGTCGACGACTCTTCGACGACTGCTCGACTACCATTCGACGACTGCTCGACGACTGGCTCGGGAACTGGTGGGTATTTGAAGTTCTTCTTCTCGATCTTCTGGTGTTTCCAGCCGTTCACATGCAGGTACTGCTTGCCGTCTGCGGTATAGCTGCGCGTTAGGCCTGAGCCTTCCAGTTCACCCAGCAGTTCGCTCACCGCCTCGGTAGTGATGTCGTCACCAGGGAAGACAAGAGCCTTGATGGTTCGCGGAGACAGAGGGTGATTACCGCCGTCGTCACAGAAATTCCACAAGCCAATGAACAACAGACGAGCAAGCGGGCGACTTTCCATCACCTGCTCGCTGGACCAGAACTCTGGTTTGATGGTGCGGATTCTGGCCATTACTTGCTGCCTTTGCCGATCAGGTCGGCCAATTCGAGGAAACGATCGACGTACCAGTGAGGCTGCGTCTCGCGGGGAGATTGAGGGTTGGTGAGGTTCTTGCCGTAGGTCATGCCCTTCTCGGTCACGCACCAGAAGTCGACCATTTCCTGCTTGGAGTTCTTGCGCTGGAGCTGCTTGAGGAGGCCCTTGGCGGCCAGTGCACGATTGAAGGCGGCGGCCGTGCTGGCGATGCCGTGATCTTTGATCAGGGCAGTGATGGCCTTGGTCGGCATTGAACTGCCGCCCGTTGCGTCTGGCGCAGCGTCGATGGCGTAGCCAGGGAGGAACTTGGCGTCGAGACCGTTGTTCGCGGCGATCTTGGCCAGCATAAGCATCTTGCTCGACGGCGCCGGTTTCAGTAGACGGTCAAAGCATTCGAGGATGGCCAGCTCACCAACGATCTTGGAGTTGTTCGTTGGCTGGGCCATATAGGCACCGGTCTTGCGGATAGTCGGGAGAACCTGCCCCACCACCCACTCTTCGAACTGCTCGGCAGCCGGCAACTTCGACTTCATCACCAATCGGTACATGTCGCGCTCAGGGATGATCTGCACCGCACGGACCTGACCTCCCATTTCGGTATGGCAGGTATTGATGGCCTTGCAGTGAGCGTTGATCGCCTTGGAGGTATTGGCGTAACCGAGCGCTTCAGCGATGTCCTTTGCAATGAACCAAGGCTCGCCGCTGCCGTCATCAATGACGCGAACCGGAAATCCGTGGAAGTCGAAAGGCGTTACCGGTTTAATCCGCGACACGTTTTCTGAATTATTAAAACGTGTCGCGACCTGTCCGGTATTGTCCCGTTGTGTCTGTGCGTGCATAATCCTCTCCACTTGCTTTACCGCTGTAGAAAAAGCCGACCTCGACCGTCGGCTTTTTTGTGTCTGGGATTCAGGCGGCCTTGACCGACTGTTTGAATACTTCAAGGCTGACGATCACTTCCTCAGCCTCTTTGAGCAGATCGGTCTTTTCGCGAGAACAAACACGGCCATCCGCCTGGGCGTCGAACGCGAGACGGGTCACGTCTGCCAGATCGGCGTGCAGGCGAAGCAACGCAGTGTTCAGGTTGATACCTTCCGGTTTTTCTTTCGGGACCAGGTCGAAGCCAAACGACTCAGCCCAAGCTTTCAATGGTCGGAAGTCCTGAGTGAACTTCATGATCCGGTGCAGCTCTTCCACGTTCATGCGGTGGGTGTCGTAATCAGGGTTGGCCTTCTGCGAAAGCAGGGTCCGGGACTTGAAGTCAGCGCCTTCAGCAATTTTCCTGGTGCCGTGGTCATCAACCAC